TCGTTGACCACCACCATTGCCCTCGTAGAGTACAGTTTGGAAGTACTTGTTAGTGTCAGATGCTGTGCGGGTTGTGGTAGCAGTTAAGTTAGTAGAGTTAAGAGCTAAATAACCACTTGGAGGTGTATAGCTAAAATCATCAGTATCAAATTGAATTGTACCTTGACTTTGGAAAAGTCCTGTTACGATTCCATAATTATCTGAAAAATTCTTTGTACTCATAGCATTTGCTCCCGTTGCTGGGTTTCCATCAGTACCCCCAGAAGCATTGTAAAAAGAATTGTTAAAGCCTATCCACATTTTAGTATTATCTAAGTCAACAGCTAAAGATAAAATATCATTGATAGCCCCTGCTCCTGTAGCAGGAGAACATAATAAACTACCGTCTTGCCATATTTGTTGAGCAGCAGCTAAATAGTTAATAGTGTTATCATTACCAGCACCACTAATTGCTCTATTCCAAGATGCGGGCTGTCCTAATTTCATAAGACCTATCAGGTGAACAATAGAAGCATTAGAAACATTATTTAATTTATATTCAAAATACCATTTGCCTGTTGATGGAAGAGGTATAGTGCCAAATGAAATATTGTTAGCTGCTGAATTTACAAAAGATTGATTACCATTAGAAAGAGTTGTAGTAGCAGAACTATTAAGAGGATTTAACAAAGGTTTTAAATTTGTTGGAGTATGAGTACTCGTCACGACTGTATTATTATTAGTAAAGTTATTACCGTTGCCACTGGCATCTGTCTGAGCGTTAGTGGTATTGTCTAGGTAGTACCCGTGGGTTCCGTAGGAAAGTGCCTTCATCCCAGTATTTGACTTCGGAGTGATGTAGAGTCCTGTAGAGTCTACATCAACAAAGTCTGTTGCATCCGTGACCACTTGTCCGTCAAGATAGAAACACTCAGCCATATATGCGTCAAGATAACCAGTGCCTTCTGGTGCAGAACCCCAACCATGTCTCGCCCCACTATCTGAAATAGTAAAAACATCATTCTGTGCAAGAGTGTCAGTGGTCTTTGTAAAAGCTGTAACTTCCGCATTGTTAATAAAGAATTTAAAAATAGGTGTGGCTGGTGTGGTGTCTACTGTTAAGCACCAATGAAACCACCCTATATCTCTAAATAATTGGGTTGTTCTATAATCCACCGTAACAACGTCAGAAGCATCCTCCAAAAAGAGTTTTATTGCGTCTGGTACTGTATTGTCGAAGTTGATAAACCCTCTATCTGTGTTTGTAGTGCCGTTGTCCCACTGGAATAATCGGGTGCTTGTTGCACTACTAAAAGAGGTTCTGTTGACCCATCCACCAACAGTGAACGTCTTTTGACTTGTCCCTGCACCGGACAGCGTTCTAGATAAATACTCACTATTAGTAGTATTAAACAAAGCTGAGTTTTCAACTGAAACCAGCGCAACAGCACCACCAGCCGATGCTGCTCCCATTAATAAATTATTTTGAAACATTAACTATATTCCTGTGATAAAATTGCTTGAATGTTTTCACCTGTTCCGTCACTAGACACAGATGCTACGATATAATCTAAACGATCTATTGCTCCATCAGTAGCTGTAAAAGTAGGAGCAGTACCTCCTGGAAAATTCCAACAACCATTATAAGATAGTGTTCCACTTCCTCCTGATTGGACAAAGAAGATACTACCTGTTTGACCTACGACTGCACCTGTAGGTCTTGCTAATGTATGAGCAGCAGTCACTGTTGTTAAAAAGTTCTGCGCTCCTGCAAAGCCAAAGGATACACTAGCTACACCATTGATAGCTGTTGTAAGTACATTAGCTGCTGCTGACTTAGTTAAGTAGAATGTACCTGCTGTAGAAACATTACCACTGATTCTAACTGTACCTAAGAAACCTGTTGCACCTGCTATTGTTACAGTACCTAGTAGATTAGTAGCTCCTCCTACACTAAGAGAAGATGCTAGACTGACTGCTCCAGCTACTGTAACAGTACTTAATAAATTTACTGCTCCTCCTACACTAAGAGTAGATGCTAAACTAACTGCTCCTCCTACTGTTACTGTGCCTAAAAGATTAGTATTACCAGAGACTGATACGTCATCCTTAAAGGTAGCTGCACCTACTACTGTCACAGTGCTTGCAAATCCTGCTGCTCCACCAATTGAGACTGTACTCTGAAGGTGTGCAGCGCCTACTACAGTGACTGTACTCTTTAATACTGTTGCACCCTCTATAGATGTAGCTCCTGCCACTCTAAGGGTACTTAAAAGCCCTGTAGCACCTGATATAGTTACTGTGTTACTTAGAACAACTGCACCAGTAACTGTAAGAGTACTTCCTAAGTTAACTGCACCTTCTAAGGATGCAGCTCCAGCTATTCTAACTGTTGTTAGAAACCCTGCTGCTCCACTAACTGTTACTGTACCTAGTAAGTTAACTGCACCGCCTACACTTAAGGATGAAGCAAGACTTACTGCTCCTCCAACTGTTACTGTACCTAAGAGATTAGTATTACCACTAACTGATACATTATTCTTAAATGTTCCTGCACCTACTATTGTTACTGTGCTTGCAAAGTTAGCAGCACCTCCTACACTTAAGGATGAAGCAAGACTAACTGCTCCTCCAATGGTAACAGTTCCTAAGAGATTAGTATTACCACTAACTGATACATTATTCTTAAATGTAGCTGCACCAACAACAGTAACTGTACTTGCAAATCCTGTTGCTCCTGCTATAGAGACTGTACTCTGAAGATGTGTGGCACCTACAACCGTAGCAGTTCCTCCTACATATAAAGTACCGCCAACTATAGCATTACTAACAGATATATTACCTTGAACTACGGCTGTAATACCTGTTAAGTTAGAACCATCACCAAAGTAAGAGGATGCACATACTTTTGCATTAGCTGCTTGTAAATTTGTACCAGTAATAGTAACTGTTCCACCTATCGCTACATTACCAGAAACTGACACATCATCTTTAAATGTACCTATTCCTACAACAGTAACTGTACTTGCAAAGTTAGATGCCCCAGCAACACTAAGAGTAGATCCTAAACTTACTGCACCTGCTATAGTTACTGTAGATCCAAAGTTAGCTACACCTCCTACACTAAGAGAAGATGCTAAACTAACCGCACCACCAACTGTAACTGTACCTAATAATCTTGTATTACCACTTACAGATACGTCATCTTTAAATGTGGCTGCACCTACAGCAGCAAACGTACCAGTGATAGATACAGCACCTCCTGCATTAATAAATCCTGATACAGATATATTAGAAGTAACTCCTAACTCAGCTTCTACATTGGTAAGATTTCTTCCGTCACCAAAATATAATAAGGCTGTTACATTTCCGTTTACATTGACATTAGCACTTACAGATACATTACTATTGAATATTGCTGTACCACCTACTGATACATTTCCTGCTACATCTAGTTTACCACTTACAGATACATCATCTTTAAACTCAGTCTTAGCTGTAAAGCTTGCTGCTCCTGTTACTGCTAGTATTCCACCTAGAGAAGTATTACCTTCTACTGATAGGTTTCCTTTAATTCCTACAACACCGCTAATAGATACATCATCTTTAAATGTACCTTTGCCTACGACTGTTACAGTAGAACTGAAGGTAGCTGCACCTGTATTAATAAGTGTTCCACCTACAGAAGCATTGGTTGCTACATTAAGATCTCCACTTACAGAGACATCACTTTTAAATACAGCATTGCCTGTGACTGTGACTACGCCATCTATGAGAGCATTACCTACTGAGATACTTCCACCAATAGAAGCTGTCAGTCCTGTAAGATTAGATCCATCACCATAGTAAGTAACAGCAGATACTGTTCCTCCTACATGTAATCCTGCGGCTAAACTAGTTGCACCTGAAACTCCGAATGTGCCATTAATATGTACAGAGTTAGTTGCAACTCTTAAGGCTGTCTGTGTTCCGTCTGCTGTTTGTACATTGGTTAAAGATGTAGTAACACCAGTTCCAGTAGTACTTGCATTTACAGTCAGTATAGATCTGTATGTGTTCGATATAAGTTTACCATTAAAGTCTGTCATATTCCGTCCCACGTTCTATTTGCAAGCTGCCAAGTTGTATTTCCTATAATAGGAGCTAGAGATGTAGGATCAATTGTAATCCATTGTGCGTATTCATCCCATGTTATTCCTCGTCCACCATTATCAGGTCTTGGATTTATGACTCTAGGATTATCTCTTACATTTGGTACTCTGTTTAAAGGGCTGTTTTTTAAGTCATACTGACCTTCGAAATCTTGAGGACAAACTAAAAGACCATAACTGTTTAATCTCATAACCTTGTGTCTATATGTGAACCCACATGTATCACACATTGCAAGTGTGTTAGAATTAACGGCCATTAGTTACTATAAAATGTTAGGCGTGGTAAGAGATATAAAGAAGCACGTTCTCTATCTTCTTCCATTGCTCTAGCTAACATTTCCTCATAGTTTTGTTTAAGCATTCCTATACGTGTCTCTGGTACAAGTGGTCGCTTCATTGACATGTAGTAAGCTAGGCCACACGTTAAAGGAGGTAAGAATCTTTTAGGTAGATCAGCATTCTGTCCAGCAGACTTATTA